ATTGAAGGTACAGGTGTTATTGTTCCAACAACAGGTGTATCTATTCAGTTCTCCGAAGGAACAGAAACCATTTCAGGTAATGCAGTGGTCACTCCAACAGGAGTTGAAATGTCTGTAATTTTAGGTAATATGAGATCAACTCCTTGGGCGAATGTCGTCACGGGAGCAAATAACACATGGACACAGGTAGCAGCATAAATGGCATCAACTTATTCAGATAGATTAAAATTAGAACTTATGGAAACTGGCGCTAATGCCAACACATGGGGAAATAATACAAACACTAACCTACAAACAATCGATGCTTTTGGTGGTGGATATTTATCTAAGTCAGTAGCGGGTTCTGCAAACGTAACTCTTACTACTGCTAATGCTGATCCAACCGCTGAAGCTTCTAATAAAGTAATTGAGTTCACAGGTGCTTTGACAGGTAATATTTATGTTTTTATTCCAGCAGTTGAAAACAACTATGTGTTATTTAATAATACATCAGGGGCTTTTACTTTAACAGTGGCACCAACAGGGCATGCTGCAAATGGAGTAGAAATTTTACAAGGATCTCATACAATTCAATATTGCACAGGAACAAATGTAGTCGATCTTTTTGCAAATTCTTTAGGAACAGTTTCAGTAAAAGGAACTGCTAATGTAGCCGCTAATGTTTCTTTAGCCTCCAATGGTCAAGTTACTGCTACTACTTTTACAGGTAATGGTGCTGGATTAGATGGAGTAACAACTTTAGATGCAGGAACACAAATGGTATTTCTTCAATCATCAGCCCCAACAGGTTGGACACAAAACACAGCTTCTGCTTTAAGCAACTCTACATTAAGAATTATAACATCAGGAACTGCTGGAACAGGAGGAAGTAATTCTTTTGATACAGTTTTTAGTGGCTCCAAATCAACAGCAGGATCTGCTTCTGCTGATATTTCTCCACTAAGTGTTGGTGGAGGAAGTATTTCTTCGCACACGCTTTCAACTCCTGAGATATCTAGTCACTCTCACCCTTACCCTGGAAAAAACCCAGGTAACCCAAGAGCTCCAGGTCCTAGACCAGCGGGAGCAATTGCTGGAAGTAGTTCTAACCCAGCAGGTGGTGGTTTAGGCCATAGTCACCCTGTATCAGGAGCTGGCTCAGTATCAGGTAGTGTATCTGCTCCGTCTGTTACTTTATCCGTTCCAGGTATGGATTTAAAACACGCAAATGTAATAGTTTGCAGTAAGGATTAACATGGCATCAACTTATTCAGATAGACTTAAATTAGAGTTAATGGCAACAGGAGCTAATGCTAATACTTGGGGTAATAATACTAATACAAACTTACAAACTATAGATGCTTTTAATGCAGGTTTCCTTGCAAAGTCAGTAGCTGGTTCTGCTAATGTAACATTAAGCACAGCCAATGCAGATCCGACTGCTGAATCATCTAACAAAGTTATTGAGTTCACAGGAACTTTAACAGGAAATATTTATGTTTTTGTTCCTGCTGTTGAAAATAATTATATATTTTTTAATAACACATCTGGAGCTTTTACTTTAACAGTTGCTCCAACAGGACACTCCGCTAACGGCGTTGTTATAACACAAGGTGCACACACAATTCAATATTGTACAGGCACAGCTATTGTGGATTTATTTGCAAATTCTTTTGGTAACTTATCTGTTAAAAATCAAATTAAAGTAGGAGACAATATTACTTTATATGCTAACGGAACTATAGCTGCTACAACCCTTCTTGGAAATGGAGCAGGGCTATCAGGGGTAGCTGAGTTTGCATCGGGAACAGAAGCAATGTTCGTTCAAACAGCAGCTCCAACAGGTTTTACAACAAACACAAACGCAACTTTATCTGAGTGTTGTTTACAAGTTGTGAATGGTACAGGAGGAGGCACAGGGGGTGCAGACGCCTTTTCTACTGTTTTCACTGGATCTAAAACTGCAACTAATCCTAGTGTTCCTATTAGCGTTGCAAATCTTTCACTAAACAGTACCCTAACAGCAGGGGCATATACTCTTACAACTCCTGAAATACCTTCACATACACACACCGCTGGTGGTTCAGGAGGCAGTCAGCCTCAAATTAATCAAAGTGGTGCAGGAGCAACCACTCATGGAAACCCAGGCACTAGAGGTTCTGGAAGCACTGGAGGAGGTGGTTCTCACTCTCACACACTATCAGGGATTTCTTTAAGTGGAACTTTAAGTTCTCCTGTTTCAGCTAGTGTTCCTAATATGGACTTAAAATATGCAGATAGTATAATAGCGACAAAGGATTAAAAAATGGCAAGCACATATTCAGACAGTTATAAATTAGAACTCCAAGAAACAGGAGCTAATGCGAATACTTGGGGAAACAATGTTAATACTAATTTAGAAACAATTGACGCTTTCACTGCGGGTTATCTTGCGAAGTCCGTTGCTGGCTCAGCAAATGTTACCCTAACAACAGCCAACGCAGATCCAACCGCTGAAGCTTCTAATAAAGTTATTGAATTTACAGGTACTTTAACAGGAAATATTTATGTATTCATACCTGCGGTTGAGCAAACTTATATTTTATACAACAATACTTCTGGAGCTTTTAGTCTCACTGTTGCTCCTACAGGACATAGTGCTAATGGTGTAGCCATTACTCAAGGCGCACACACAATTATGTACTGTAAAAATGGAGACACAATGGTTGATCTATTTGCTAATTCTCTTGGAAATTTAAGTATAAAAAACACCTTAACAGTAAATAATTCTGTATTTACCGCTTCTAACGGAGCAGTCAATGCTACAGCTTATTCAGGTAATGGTTCTTCTTTAACGGGAGTATCTAGTATACCTTCTGGGACACAAGCTTTATTTTTTCAATCAGCCGCACCAAGTGGGTGGACACAAAATACAGATGCTTCTATAAACACAACAACTCTCCAAGTAGTTACTGGAACGGGAGGAGGCACAGGGGGTGCAGATGCTTTCGCAACAGTTTTTACAGGTTCAAAAAGTACAGCACCTGGTTCAATTTTATTTGATGATTTAACAAGTGCTTCTGCTTCTGCTGGAACTTTAGCTGTTGGAGCGTATACTCTTTCAACACCAGAAATACCTTCTCACAACCACCCTACTTCTATGACTAATACGGGTTACGGAACTAAAGACGACACTATCCCAATTACTTCACCTGTTACTCTATCTGCACAAGGAGGAGGAGGAAGTCACAGTCACCCTATTTCTGGTGGACTATCTTTAGCAGGTAATGCTGATGCCACAACAGCTTTAACTGTTTCTAACATGAATATAAAATATGCAAATGTTATTGCATGTAGTAAAGATTAATATTAATATTTTATAATAAATGCCAATATTCGATCCAGATGGTAAATGTCCTCTGTTAAATAAAAAATGCATAAAACATCAATGTGTTTGGTATAATATGCTTCAAGGTAAGCATCCACAAACAGGACAAAATGTACAAGAATGGGGATGTTCTATAGCATGGATTCCTCTTCTTTTAGTAGAAAACACAGGAAAACAAATACAAACAAATTCCGCCGTTGAATCCTTCAGAAATGAAATGGTTAAGGCTAATATGGTTACTTTAGCCTTAGTTAATCAAGCCAATAAAAAGGAAAAACAAAACCCTTTAAATGAAGTAGGAAGTATATGGGGGAATATAGAAGAAGGTCAAGAAGCCCTTAAAAATGGAAAAGAACTTCCTGAAGATTTACAATTGCTTCAAGGTAAAAAAACTGTTAATAATAAGAAAGGAAAAACAAAGGTAAAAAAAGATGCCCGTAACAATAAATAATGTAACAATAAATAATCAGCTTACCATCATTAATGATGCTGCTGTTAATGAATCAAATAAAAATGATGGACCTAAGTGGTACTCAGGAAATACTGAAGTTGATGTCAATATTGATGGAGTAGCTTATTTAAATTTAGTTGGTCACGATGTTGTCCCTGCTAATGTTCATGCTTTACAATATAGACCAGCTACATCTTCAGGTTGGATTGAATTTGATGGTAATGTTCCAAACCAAGATATTACAGAATCAGAAATCCCTGCTTGGGCAAATACAATGATTACAAGATGGAATGGTGAAAAGACTTATTGGGAAACCTACCAATCAACTTATGACAGTATTGTTGCTAATTTAGATTCTGAATCTGCTAGTTATACAACTGACTTAGCTAACGCACAAACTTCAGCACAAACTTCAGCCACTACAGCAAAAAATAATATTCTAGGTGCTTAATCTTAAAAAAGAAGTATTAGAGTATTCTATCACAATGAAAAATGTGATGAAAAAACCTCTAATCAACCTTATCGAACATGAAATTTATAGTGATGTAGATTCATGGCAGAATGGTGCTACTGCTGCTGGAGAAAATTTAGATATTAGATCCGTAAAAGTTCAACAGCTTTTAGAAAGTGATATTGGAAATTCTGTATCAAGAAGAATTATTTACAACGAATTAAAGAAGTTTGCAGCGTACATTAATCACGAATATGCAAAAAATGTTTGTAATTTCTATGATTCAGAAAAAAACTATTTTCAATTTTTATATTACGATTCAAAAATGAAAGGTCATTATGACTATCACACGGATCATTATTTAGAGAACCCTAGAGTTTTAACAATTTTAGTAGGATTAAACTCATCAGCCGAATATGAAGGAGGAGAACTTTTTGTGCAGAATCAAGAAAAAGGAATAAAATTAGACAAGGGAGAATTAATAGCTTTTCCATCAAATTTTATGTTTCCACATAAAGTTGCTCCTGTAACTAAAGGGCAGAGGAAAGTTTTAATAATATGGACGCAATAAATTATTTTAAAGAAAACAGCTATGTTCATATTCCAGGATTAATCAATCCTGCAATAAATAATTTTTTGTATAACTATTTAATAATTAAAGCATGCACTAATGTTGAGTTTGGAAATGCAGTAGGAGATGATGAGTACATTAGATATTGTTATGGAGACATAGCCATAGAAACATTATCTTCTATCTTATTAGATAGTATTTCTTCCATAACTAAAAAAAAATTATGCCCTACTTATTCTTATTGTCGTGTTTATACAAAAGGGGAAATACTAAAACCCCATACTGATAGACCTTCTTGTGAATATTCAATTACAATAAATTTTGGTGGTGATCCTTGGCCTATTTATTTTGGAGAGTTTAATAAAGATAACGATTTAGATAATGGATATACTTTAAAAAAAGAAATTACTTTAAACCCAGGAGACGGAATTGTTTACATGGGTGAAAAATTAATACATTGGAGAAATAGGTTTATGGGGGATCATTGTGCTCAAGCTTTTTTACACTACATTGATATGGATGGTCCACATTACCCAGAATATGCTTACGACAAAAGACCTAATATTGGTTATCTAAAGGCATAAGGAGAATAAATGATTAAGAGAGAAGAATTAAAAGATAAAAATTTTAAAATATTTTTAGGGATGCCTATGTATGGTGGTATGTTGACAGAAAACACAATGCATGGATTATTAAATCTACAACAATGGGCAATGTCTTGTGGTGTTGGAATGAGAGTTCAAACAATGGGAAATGAGAGCCTAATAACAAGAGCTCGTAATACTTTAGTTTCTATGATGATGGATCAAACAGATTATGTTGCAACGCACCTTTTATTTATTGATGCTGACATAGGTTTTAATGCTCAAAATGTAGAAAGATTATTATGCTTTGATAAAGATATTGTTTGTGGAATATATCCAAGGAAACATT